AATGACAAGAATGCCGTCTTGAATCTCGTCGATACCATCATTGAGGAGACAGAACAGTGAGACTGACACACCAACCGCAAGCGACCTGGCTGGTACTGGCGAACCTCGCCGTTGCTGGCTCCATCTTTGCGGGCTTCAATAAAAGCTCAGCTGCAAGCATCGTGTTGCTGATTGCCGGCATCATTCTGTTTGCCATCTTTGGCCTTTCGGCCGTTTTCTGGACAGGGGGCCAACGTGGCTGAGGAAGAACTGAAGCGGCCGAGTGCCCGAATTCGTCAAGTGGCCGACATGCTGGAGAACCTCGAAGACAAGGCTCTGGCGACCGGCAAGAAAGAATCAATCGTTGCGGTGAGGGCCATCGGGGTTGCTCTACTCATGCAGATTCAGGAGATCGGTGTCGAGCTGAAGCAGAAGATTGCCGAGATCCAGTCACAGGAACAAGGTTCGGATTGATACACTAACGGAGTCATTAACTCCCTTAGAAGGATCGAACCAATGAAGATGTCGGACCCGGATCACCCACTTTGGCGATTGCTGCAGATCATCACTTACGCTGTTGTGCTTCGTTTGTGCCTCGGAATGAACGCCGAGACTTACAATGAGGGCGAGCAGATGACGATGCGGGAAATGCTTCTTCTGTTCTTTGGAGCAGAGGGGGCGATGCAGGTTGTGAAAGGCAATGTCTCAATCGTCAAGAAGAGCAAGGACAAGGATGAGCAAGACTGATACAGAGGACGTTGACGAGGCAGTTGATGACATTCTCAATCGGATGCGCAATCCGGAAGAGACGGAAGAGCAGCTGCAACAGTTGATGTTTTTCATCAAGGCTCTGGTGTACCGGATCGGTCGCGCGGAAGGAAAGGTTGTTCACATCCGGAACTCTGATCTACAGAAGTCTGCTCCATGCATTTTGAACGTGACCGAAGATCCGGACAGTCGAGGAATCAATATGGTGTTGACGGAACCAGCACAGCCGGCGTCGTGGCCTGAGATTGTTGCGAATGCAGTCGGGGAGAAGAGTCGTGGGTAGGCCAAGCCTGAGAGATATGATTAAGAAGATGAGTAAGGACGGTGTTGGTCCTCAGGCCGGCAAGACGTTTTCGTACCAGATTCCGACTACACAATGGCCTGTCCCGGATGTCGAAGTCGAAGCCCAGCTGGATAACAAAGTTGTCTGTGTCGGTGGCCCAATCGATGGCCAACTGATGGCAAACGTGGGCGGCCAGCTTCAGGTGAACGAGGTTGAGAAGCCGACTTCATTCGGGCCTTTCACTAACGGGCCACCAAAGCAAATGATCCAGACTCGCACTTATAAACTCCGCGAGATTCGGTGCGACGAACACGAGTCACTTTACTTCTATGTCTTTGAGGGAATGTCAGACAATGATGCATTGAAGCAGCTCTTAATGAACTACGCACCGGGTGGCGCAGATTGGATCGAGAAGAACAGGCAGCGACGGATCGACAAGCAGCGGGCAGTTGAGGAACAGGCTCGCAAAACGAAGTCGCTTATTGATGAACTGGCAGAAGTGGGAGAGCATCAGTGAAGAGCAAAGTCAAAACTCAGCAATCTGATTTCGTGTTTTTCGATGGCCTTCGCAGCTATCGCGAAACGATGCTCAGGCGATTGAGTATGGGCGAGTACGCGACATATTTGGTTGTCGACTTCGATGACGAACGGCCATGCCGTCGCCTGCTGGCCATCGGCACCGAAGAGGAGTGCGTCAAGTTTGCGGATTCGATTCCAGACGAAGCCGTTCACTGCATCTCGATGGATGGATCTCCCGAGCCCACCGAAATCAGTTTCGTAGTGGAGGAGACGCACGGCCGGGCCGATCGCATTCGTCGGAATCGTAAGGGCCTGCACGAGACAGAGGACCGTCATCTGCTTCCGAACGATGTCGGCTGGGAGAGTCGGCCGATGCCATACTCTTCCACTCAGGCTGAGATGCTGTTTCTCTACGGCGGTGATGATCCGGTCAGCAAGAACAAATTCATCGACTGCGGCAATCCAGTTGAAGCGCTGGGCAAGATGGCCGAGATGATGCGCGAGTACACAGTCTCTGGTGTTCTGCTTTCCGATCGAGTGCAGAACATGCTGGTCTGTACTCTGCCGGGAACGTCGAAGACTTCAATCTCAATGCTGTCCGAAGAGGATCAGGAACTCCTCTCCGATTCAGTCGTTGAGTCATACCCAACTGAGAAGGCATTGTTTTTTCGAGCTGGTGTTGTGAACACGATGGGCAACAACGTGCTTGTCGTGCATTGAGGCAGATATGAAGAACATGGTGAGAGTTCAGAAGCTGGAGTCGCTGCTGATTCAGCGGCCTCGGCATCTGACAGATTTGGCCGTCGAGATGGAAGTGTCGCGTGACACTGTTCGACGAGACATTGCTGCACTGATCGATGTTGGCAGTGACGTGAAGTACACCGATGACGGATGGTTTGCCCGAAGGACTGTCTTCACATCCAACTTGAAACTGAGGAAGGACGAATCGGGTGAGTAAGACATTCCTTGCGTACTGGACGCGACTCCGAATGAAGAACATGGGACTCAATGACGAAAGCTCCAAGATGACGATCACTGTTGCATCGTTCCGCAAAAGCATGGAGCAGTCTTACAATCAAGGCGCTGAGGACGCAGGGAAGAAGTCCGGCTTCGGAGACGGCGGCGACTTGTTCGGTGACATGTTCAACTTCAAAGGAGGACGACGGTGAGCCCACGAACTTGGATCTACTGCAGAGTCTCAAAGAAAGAACAGGCAGCTGACGGAACGTCCCTGCCAACTCAGTGGCGATACTGTCTCGACTACTGCAGCCGCAACAATCTCGTCCTCGGTTCCGAATCCAACTATCGCAATCCCGGTGTGTTTGCCGATCCGGGAATCAGCGCCTGGCGAGTTCCTCTGTTTGAGCGGCCGGGATTTCAGAAGCTCTGGAGTCACGTTCGTCCCGGTGACTCGATCGCAGTGATGACGCTCGACCGTGCGTTTCGCTCAGTCAACGACTTCAGTAACACATGGCTCAAGTTTGATCGGTCGCAGATCAATCCGATCTTCGTGCGCGAAAACATCAACATGGGCACGGCGATGGGCAAACTGATTGGGCACATGACAGCTGCATTTGCCCAGTTCCGATCAGACCTGCAAAGCGAGCGAACGCGAGAAGCTCTGGCGTTCAAGCGGCAGACAGGCGGCAGCCTCCGCAACAACAACAGGATTGGCAAGCCGACAGCTGCAGAGAATGCCATCATCGCTGAACTGTCCGCGAAGTATCGGCAGGACGTCGCGACGATCGATCTTCCCGGCCGCGTCTTTGGGTACTGCCGCGTTTCCACAGCTGGCCAGTCGCTCAGCGCTCAGGCCGACATTGTTGGTCGCTACCTGAATCACATCAATCAGGAAGACGGCATCGAGATCGGCGGGATGTTCGAGGACCATGGAGTTTCAGCATTCAAAACCGCGTGGGCAGAACGGCCGGAAGGGAAAGCTCTGTTCGAGGCCATGCGACCGGGTGATACCGTTGTGGTGTCACGCATCGACCGCGTCTTTCGCTCGATAGTCGATATGTCGCGAACGATTCGATTCCTGGGCGATTCCGGGATTCATCTGGTCACGACATGCGGCATCGACACTCGCACCGAGCAGGGCCGGCAGGCCGTTGAGATTCTGGCCGTCATGGCTGAATGGGAATCTCGAACGAACAGCTGGAAGGTCAAGATGGCGAGAGACAACAGCCGAAGTCTTCGAGGGAAGTGGGAACGGGTTTGCGAAGTCCCGCGATACCTGACGCCGATCACACTTCCATCTGGGGAGTGGTCCGTTCATCCGAATATGACATGGCTCGATCAGGCTCGTGAAGTTCGAGCGATTCGAGAGGAAGGCCACACTTGGGACAAGACCAGCGATATCATGGAACAACGAATGGCCATGCGACAACACCGGCCGATGATTCCCCGAACGGGAGTCAGTCGAACGCCGTTCATCAAGCACATCAAGCGAAGCGGCAATTACGCTGAGTCGCAGATTGATTGCCTGATTGACTGGTTCAACAACCGGAAGCCTCGCCGTGACGGTGAGTACATTCGCGACTGGGCTCCCAGTGCGTGCAAGGCTGAACTGAAACACATCCCTTTTGTTGAAGATCTGATCTCAGCTCATGCTTGAAGATGCTCTGCTTTTCATCGGTGGTGTCGGCGGTGCGTTCCTGCTCATGGCCATCGTCGGATTGGTCTACGAACAGTTCCGGCAGGACTGATCACTCGCACATCTGCTGAACGGACTTGGGTGGGATGAACCACCGGCCGTTCATTTTCTTGGCGCCCTTGAGTTCCTTGGTTCGGCACCACTCACGGATCGTTTTTTCCGTGATGTCGTAGCCGGCTTTGAGGAACATCGCTCTGGCCTCTTTCGGTGAAATTCGCTGGTCAACTGCGGATTTTTTCGTCGTCACCGACATCTGATATCTGCCCCTGTTGTGTCGCTGCTGGCGAACAAGCTACACGTTGCGCGTAATTTGCACAAGGCGCGTTTATCGCACGGCACGTACAGACTTCGGAACTCCAGCCTATCGGAGAAGCGCGCGACCACTACATTTTGTGGCCATGCCTGACCCAATTGCACAACCAGCTGCTCCCAGCCTTCACAACTTCGTGGAGGCACCTGCTGTTGCCACGCCACCTGCCTCGGCTCCGGTAACACCAGCTCCTGCCCCAGCTCCTGCCAGCTCGGGACAGCCGCAGCTTCAGCCGCAACCGGGTCTCCCACAGCCGCCAGCCTTGCCAGCTGGTACGCCATCACCGATGGCTCCTGATTTCTCACCTCAGCAGCCATCGGTTCCTACACCAAGTCCTTCACCAATCGTTGAGGGACTTCGGGCCAAGAACTTCGAGATCCCTGACGGGATGACCGACGAACAAGCTCTGGATGTTTTGGCGCGTCAGATCGACGAAGCGAATGCAATCCGGGATGAGCGGGCGAATCCTCAGCCAGCTCCGGGAATGCAGTCAGTCAATCCTCCGATCGAAGTTACGACTCCCGCGCACATTCCGGCCACTCCCGCGACACCTGAGAATGCCGGGCCTCCTAAAGTCTCAGCTGATGCTGAGCGAATGGTTCAGGCCGGCTTGCTCGTTCGCGGCGAAGGTGGAATGTGGACATCGCAGAATCCGGCCCTTCAGTCGTTCGCTGACGAGTACAACCGATTTGAAGCATACAGCCAGGCAACCGCTCGCCGGCTGGTGACAGACTTCGATGGATTCTTCCAAGAGCGTGCTGACCAGTTGGGCGTTGCGACGACCGACACAGTCAAAGAAATGCAGTCACAGATTGAAGCACTGCAGCAACAGCTTGCCCAGTCGCAGCAAGAGCAAGGCCAGTCGAGAGTTGATCAGTGGGCTCAGGAGAATTCGTCTCACTTGTTTGTGAACGGCGATCAGTCTCAGCTCACTCCTTTCGCAGAAAAGTACAATGCCTTTGCTCAACAGATCGACGCGATGGCCAAGCAGATGGGCCAGACTCTGGACACAGCTCAGATTCACGATCGAACTGTCGAGATGCTTACAGCTGCCGGCTTCACGCCTGAGCAGCTCACTCAGCCACAGCCTCAGGTGGCACCAGCTCAACAGCCAATCCCGCAACCGCAACCCGCCGTTGCACAGCAGCCATATCAACAGCCGGCCTATGTGCCGCCTCAGCCGCAGACTTTCATGCAGCAGGCCGCGCAAACAGCGCCTCGACTGCAGCACAACCGGCTAACCGAACATCCGGCCCAACAGCCGAATGGGATTCCTCACTTGCAAACCGGCAAGGGCGGGAAGCCAAAACTCAGTTCCTTAATCGCCGCTCAACAGCAGAACGGACAGTACGTCTAACTGACGCCACTAACGGAGTAGTACGATGCCAAGTTTTCTCTCGGTCACACAGGAAGCTCACATCAACAGCATCCGCACCGCGGCGCCGCTGTTCATGCACCACTATTCCGACTTGACCAAGCGGAATCACATGCTGCTGAGCATGATGAACCAGTGGGGAACCATTGAGTACAACGCGAGCGACATCGCCAGAATCTGGCAGATCCTCGTTCGTCAGCCGCAGGTTCGCACGTTTGCCAATACGACGAACAAGACGTTCCAAGATCACGATCCATTCGAGCAGCTGCAGGTTGGTGTTCGTGGCTACGAAGCGACGGACCTGCTCAAAGAACTTGAGTGGAAGCGCAATCAGGGCGAAACGCAGCTGATCAACCTGTACGACTTCAAGATGAACCACCTTGGTTCAACGATGGTCGAACGCATTACCGAGTGGCTTTATCGCGACGGGGACGATGCGAACTACCAAGACGGATATCAGGGGCTGGAAAGCTGCCTGCATCCGTACAACGCAACAGCTGGTGGAACGGACCCAGTAGCCGGTGACAAGATTACCCTGGCTTCTGATTCCTACGGTGGGCATTCAACACAGCTCGGCCAATTCGGCGGAACGTGGAGTGCTGACCGTGCAGCAGCCGATCGGTTGTCTGCCGCCATCTCCAACGACTGGCCATACGGCATGGGCTCTTCTGAGTACGATGCCATGACGCCGGTTCTCTGGAACTGGGACAGCTCTGCATGGGGCTCAACCGAGTGGGAAGACAACTGCGAAAAGGTTGTCCGTGAAGCCGTCAATGTGCTTCGCAACCGCAACGGTATCGGCACGGGCAGCATTGATGTTTGCCTGCTGCTCGCTCCAAACCTGTACCCGGATGTTGAGAACTTCTACTCTCAGCGATTCCGCATCATCCAGCCATACGGTGGTGGTGATCAGGGGTATCCGGTTCCGCAGTCAATGTATATCGACGGTGTCGGACTCAAGTCCGATTACGGTTGTCCGGCTGACGTCGGCTACCTGCTGTGTCCGCAGCACATCGAGATGTTCAACTATCAGGTGATGAACCCTGGTGGGCCTGAACCGATGATCGATGTCTTTGGCCCAGACTGGTCGCCTGAGCATGGGGCGTACCTGATGCGGTGCAGCACCTTCGGGAACCTTCGCCTGCAGCCGAAATTCATGGCGAAGATCGCGACTCGCGCTCACTACATCGCTCAGTAGTTTCAACTCCTTTCCTTCCTCTTCCAAACCACGAACTGACTTCACGCAACTTCGGAGAATCACATGTCTACACTCCTCGCATTCGACCAGTACCTTGGTCGGAAGAATGTCGTTGACCTTGAAAACGACCGAAAGCTGGGCGAGCCGGGCTTGCTCCACGATGTTGCAATCGTGAACGGCCAGATGGTTCGCAGCCGATCTGCCATTCCTCTGGAATGTCGAATCGTCAAGGCGACGGCCGTTGTCAGTCCCGGCCATGCAATCGTTTATGCAGCCAATCAGTACGGCACTCATGCCGGTGATGATGCTGCAGACGATGCTCAGATTGATGGGATCGTTGATCCATTTCTGACAGCCGATCTGGCTGTTGGCGATTCCTTCGTTCTGATCACTGGCGGCCCGGTCCTTGTTGTCGTGAATGGCAACGTCGCTGGCCCGAACATTGTTGGTGCTGGTGGTGGTAAAGTGAAAAGCGCGCTGGCCACTGTCGCCAACAAGTCCGGCCGAACGATGGAAGACGGTTCTTCCAAGACGGATGGTCAGACAATGCGAGTCTTTCTCGGCAAGGGGATCTAGCCTCAGCGAGCTGAAGGGCTCAAATCGGATTCAGTCAATTCAAAACTCCCGAAAGGACTCAGCCATGAAGGGCTCAGGGAATAACGGCGAACTGCCGAAGCAGGGTGGAACGCCGATTCGCTCTGACGACAAGCTGGCCAACGCAACCCGTGGGGGTAAGTGAGGCCGGCAAAGAAAGGCTTCACGATGATTTCGGAAACCCAAAACAGTCAAGCATTCGGTGACGACATCGTTTGTGTCGATTGCGGACTTCCGAAATCGCCAGAGTCATTTGCAACCAATGAGGACACAGGCGAACGTAGCGTTGTCTGTGTCCCTTGCGTTAAGAAGCGGATGACTGTTGCAGAGATCGTCGTTACTCCGGAAGATCATCTTCTGAGTCGGTACGATAAGCATCTGCAGGAACTCCGCGAGACGCACGAGAACCAGATCGTTCCGGGCATCCGTAAGGCCACAGAGCTGCTTGGAGAGTCTCCGCAGGAAGTCATGGCTCGGATGATCAAGGAGCTGGATGACCCGGCTTCTGTGAACGAGCAGGAAGGTATCGATCCGGAACTGGCAAAGGCCCTGCCAAAGAACCGGAAGCTGATTGCCACCTACCTGAAGATGCTGCAGGAAGCGCAGGCCATCGCAGACCGCCAGCTGGCCGAGGCCGGCAACCCATACGACAACATGTCGCCGGAAGATCTCCGCAGCATGATGCTCAAGGGCACGACGGATCACGCTGCTACAGACGAAGAGCTTCGCGGCCAATTGATTCGCGCATTTCTTGATCGATGCCCGACGTTCCTCGAAGAAGTGGTCTCAGCCGCCAATGAGAGGGGGCTGGTACTCGCATGAGCATCTCAGCTGCAGATCTCCTTCAGGCCGCCGCCGCACTCAAGAACATCGAAATGGATGGGCTCAAGCTCTTCCGCCCGACAAAAGTGCAGGCTGAGGCTTTGAAGAAAATGGCTCGCGACGAGACATCAGAATCCTTGATCGTCGCCGGGAACCGTGCTGGTAAGTCTGTCCTCGCGGCCGTCTACTTCGCGGCCTACGTCCGTGACGAACCAATCACAACATGGGACGGCGAACTGATCCATTGCCGGCCACCATCTCGACGTGGCCAGACGATCAATGCATGGGTGGTGGGCGACCATCTGAAGCACATCGGCATGACGATCTATCGATTACTGATGGAGGAAGATGCTTCTAAAGGGCTCTTCAAGATCATCCGCGATGAAACAACCGGCGCATGGAGAGCATGGCAGCCGGAGATGTTCGAGAACGACTGGGCTCGCAAGAATGAAGCTCGCTGGGCTCCTCCCGTGATTCCTCGCTCAGTGATGACCGAAGAACCAACGTGGGCCATGGGACGCAAGCGAGAGCATGAGTTCCGCAAGGTAAAGCTCAAGAACAATTCCACGATCTACGCTTTCGCCAGCTCCGGTGAAGTGAAGCAGGGCGACCCCTGCGATCTAATCTGGAATGACGAGAACATCATCGACAAGTCGCAGTACAACGAGTGGGTGATGCGACTCTCAGACGATCAGGGCAAGATCATGTGGAGTACGATTCCGCGTGATGATTGCTACGTGTTCAATGAAGTCATCGAGCGATGCGAAGCTCAGGAAGAGGAAGTTGCCAACGGCCAACGCAAGCCGGACGAACAGTTCTCAATCAAGATCGAGCTGAGTTATCTCGACAACCCGTTCATCCCTCAGAGATCCAAAGAGCAGTCCTTGGAGCAGATGGGGGACCGAGCTGCTTTGATCAGGATCTACGGAAAGAGATCCACTCGACTGATCAGCGTGTATCAGGACTACAACCCGAACTATCACACGGTCTGGTACGACGATGACAAGATGAACGATCGAGTCACCGAGGCCCTGAAAGCAAACAACTGGGTGCCGCCAGCTGACTGGACGCGAGAACTTATCCTCGACCCCGGTACTCAGAAGCCGGCCATCCTGCTGGGTGCCATTCCGCCGCCTGCATTGTGGGACCATGGCGAGCCGTACTACGTCTGCTACCGTGAGATCTTCATCCGTCGAGCGCTGCCTGACGTGCTGGCTCAGAAGGTCATGGAGACAGAGCGCAACTTCCAGTTCGAGCGGTTCATAATCGACAACCGCATGGGCCGTCAGAAGCCACCGGGATTTGCAGTCACCATTGCCGAGCAGTATGGAGCTGCATTCAAGGCCGCACGTTTGCGGTGCCGTCAATCAGACAGTGCTTTCATTGCTGGTGACGACGATTTTGCTCGCCGGTCGAAGCAGGTCATTGCTGCCCTTCGCAGCCGTGAATGTGGACGGCCGCAGCTCCGAATCATCAATCAAACCTGTCCGAATCTGGTGAAGCAGATGAACAGCAATGTTCGGAAGACGTCACCGGACGGAGAGGCATTGGAAGTTCCCGCAGACAATCAGATCGACGACATGAGAGTCTGTCTGGAATACTGGATTTCGCGACGGCCAACGTACCGGCCGCGACTTCATAACGACAACATCGAGCAGGAACCTGCCGAGGCCGCTTACCAACGGTTGGTAGCGGAACACAAGGAGAGACAGGCACGGCGGCCACAAACTGATCAAGTTCTAATAGGAGCCCCGTGATGCCAACTGCAACCAAAGAGAAGACGGCCGAAAGGCCAACGGTCAAGTCCAACAGTGGAGACTTTGATTGTCCCGTGATGACTCACGGCGACATGGTCTCGTACTGGCCGAGGGGCTTGACGATGAACAATCCACTGCCGGCACTGGTCATCCTCGACCACGACAGTTTCAATCTGACTCTTCACATCTGGGCGCCTGACGGCCAGTCTGTTATGCAGGGTGTGAAGCACAAAGACGATCCCGATCTGACAGACAGCCATAAGCAACGGGCTGGCTGTTGGGCCGAACGAATCATGAAGAAGTAGCAGCATGTACGACTCTCCGGAACAGATGGTCGGTCAATTCTACGGGCCGCTTGTGCAGATCTGGACGGAGAGGGTGCGCGCTGCCGAGAACGGAAAGCATCGTTTCAACTCAGTCGCCAAGATCTGCAACGACTTCTACCAGTCGCAGAGAGGCTTCATGTGGAACGACAAGGAGTATTTCAACGGCAAGCTGCCAAAGCCGCGATTCAAAGTCACGATCGCTAAGGCATTTGAGTTTGTCTCGATCTACGCTCCGCATCTGTTCTGGCAGTACGCCAGCCGGAAGGTCTTCAGCCAGCGGCAGCTGGAGCTAACGCCAGAGTTGTTTGGTGATCCGAACGACCAGATGGCGCAGGCCTTCGGTAATCAGGTCATGCTGGCCGAGGCTCGCAAGAAGGCCGTGTCCGATTTCGGCAACGACATGATGAGCATCTACCTGAACTGGTCGCAGCGCGAGCAGCCGGGAACGCTGATCGTGCATGGCCAGAATGCTGTGACTGAAGCTCTGATCAAGGGCATGGGGCTACTGTGGCCTGAGACCTACACTCCACCGGGTTCACAGTCGCTCTACACCAAGCTCAATTACGACACCGTCGACAACCTGCTGATCGATCCCGATTGCAAAGATCCACTCTGGGAATCGGCCGGCTACATTATGTGCAAGCACACGAATCCCATCTGGGAAGTCGAGCGCAAATTCGGCCTGCCTCGCGGATCGCTCGAAGGAAAAGGCCGAGCTGAGTCAGCTGAACTCAAGGCTCGCAAGGAAGGCAATCACGCCACGAAGGACGACAAGACGTTCGACTGCATCACTTGGTACGAGATCTGGTCAAAGGTCGGAGTCGGCCCCAGAACTCAACAGCTCAATCACCACATGATCGACATGTTCGATGAGCGAGTCGGTGACTATGCGTACCTGTGCATTGCTCCCGGCGTTCCATTCCCGCTCAATGCTCCACCTGAAAGGTTCTATGGCCCGAACCCTGCGATGGACGAAGACGTCAAGCAGATGTTCAAGTGGCGATGCCGAGGGTTCGGTTCTGAGTTCCCATGTTACATGGACGGTCGCTGGCCTGTGTCTGCACTGAAGTTCAATCCACTCCTTGGTTCCCCATGGCCATTGGCCCCATTGGCTCCGGGACTTGGCGAGCTGATGGCCATCAATGTTATCACAGCTTCGTACCTCGATTCTGCATGGTCGAACCGCCAACAGATTCTGGCCTACATGGGCTCAGCTGCCGACGAGCTGGAGGAAGCCCTGAACTCAGATTCCGCGCTGGCCAAGGTCAAACTGAACGACAATATCCGTGACAACATCAACGGAGTCATTCAGTTCCTGAATCGGCCGAATGCGAACACAGACCAGCTCCAAGCGCTGGAGATGCTGGCTCAGAACTTCAACCGCAGAGTTGGACTGAACGAGCTGCAGTACGGCGAGACAACAACTCAGGTTCGTGTTGCCTCCGATGGTCGCGCGAAACAGGAAGCCGTCTCGATCCGTCCGCAGAAGATGTCCGGCGATGTTGCTCGCTGGTTGACTGACGGTTCACAGCTTGAGATGTTCCTTGCTGCCATGCATGTCCAAGGTGCCGATCTTCCTCACTTGCTGGGAGATTGGGCTTCGCAACAGTGGGACGTCATCTTTGGCGAGATGGATCTGAACAAGCTGATGCGCGAATGCAAGGCGACAGTCGAAGCCAGCGAAGTTCAGCGGCCGAACAAAGAGCGAGACACGGCGAACACCCAGGCTCTGCTTCAGTACGTTCTGCCGATGGCTCAGCAGTTCGCGCAGGAAACAGGCAACACGACTCCGCTCAACGATTATCTGGAACAGGTTGGCGACTCGATGGAAATGCCAGAGCCGCCACTGCAGTTGCCGCCATGGCAGCCGCCGCCAGATCCACAGCAGCAACAGATCGCTCAGGCCGATCAACAACTCGAACTCCGCAAGAAGGCTGCCGAGGCTGGGCACAAAGAAGCTCAGGCTCAGAAGGCCATGGTGGATGCTGCAGCCACAGCTCAGGAAGCTCAGATTCCTGGCGGCGTGATGGGCGAGATGCGACACGAGCAGGAGCTGCGACATGCAGAAGAATCGCACCAGCAGTCTCTGCTTCACAAAGAACAGAATCAGGTACAGGATCTGGTTCACACATCACTGGAACACGAACTCGAAATGAGCAAGCCAAACAATGCCGGCGAAAACTAAGCAACTCAAGGAGCTGGATATCCCTCACGACGTCATCGCTGCCGGTGAGTCAGTCGTTCAGTTCTTTCTTGACATGATCGTCAAGGGGCAGTCGCCCAGCATGGCGGCCATGTTCGCGTTGCGCCAGCCTCCCGGAATTGGAATCACTGATGCCATTTTCGTTGCCGACCAGAATCGTCACGGCCGCAGCATTCTCGATCGGATGGGTGGCGACGCGCGACAGGTTGAGTTTCTCCGGAAGGGCCTTGCCAAAAACGGCTACAAGCTCAAAGATGACGACCATTACATCCCAACGGCCGCAAGGTTCGCCAATGATCCAGAGGCCATCGTCAACAACACTCAGACGTTCGGAGATCTGAAGAAGAAAATTGAGGCTCGCGGCGATGCGACATACGGCTTCGTGGACAAGGAGAAAGTTCAGCGCAAGCCGGCCAAGAAGAAACATCAGTTGCATCCTCGAATTGTGAAACGAATCGATCAACACATGGTGA